TGCTCGGCACCAAGCGCGCCTGCAGCAGATTCACGATCTCCGTGTTAGCGACCGAGCTCGCGACGAGGTAGTTATAGTCGTCGGCTACCAGCGTAATGTCCGTCATATCCGCCCGCCAGATGCCCGCGCGGGTGCAAAGATCGCATACCACCTTGGCGATGTACTGCTCAATGACGTAGGTAGGGCAACCCTGTACATGCGGGGCCACCTCGGGGACGAAAGTGCTGTAAGCGACGATGGCCATTATTTATACATCTTCGGGTCTTGCCCGCCGGATTCGTTATCCGTGACAGGCTTGGTTTGGACGGTAAGGCCGAGGCCCTTCATGAAGGTTTCCTCGAACTTGGCGGCGCGGCCGGAGTTGACGTGTTCGTTGTCGATGGACTCAGCCAGCCAGATCACGCCATCAACGACGATGGGGAAATAGGCGTCAGGGAGTAATGCGACCGCCTCAGCAAGCGCGTAATTGGGCGGCGACTGGGCGTATTCGAGAACAATGGATGTCCCGGCGATAGCGGGTGGGTACACGAAAAACAGGTTGGGATTGCGTGGATGCCGCATCCAGTCGGTTGGCACTGCAGCCGTCATTGCCTGCCAACCGGGGCGGGCGAGGTCTAACGTATCGCGGTTTACTTCTTGAATCGCCTGCGCGCCGTTCGTTGTGCCGAGGATATCGATAACCCGCATGCTGTCGGCGGGTGCCGTCTGCCGGCTACCGACTACTAGGGCAACGTCATCAGTGTGGGAAAACAAGTCGGGGCGGAGCGTGGCCATACGTCGCAAGGTCTGGTTAACCAGACCGAGCAAGTGCGTATCGTCATAGCGATAGGCGGACGAACGGGTGTCCTGTACGGCGCGGCGTACCTCGTCGATTACGTCTTGCGGCGTAAACGTGGCCATTACAGCCTACGTGTAGCATCAGCGCGTAGCGCTGCTTCGGCTTCAGTATCTGCCTTGGCCTTTGGCTTGCTAGCCTTGGGTTTGGCACCCTTGTCAGCTTCAGGCTTTACGTAAGTAGGTTGCGCTGGATTCACGGGAATAGGATTCCCCTTAGCATCGGCGCACTCTTCAAAGTCTGGATCGCTGATCCATGGTTGCGCATATATCAGCACTAAACCGGTTGTTTTATGCTTTAGGTAGCGGTCCGCCATAGTATCCCCCCGTATGATTAGCAAGCTGTTCGTACCATACACGTAAAAAAGCGGCCTGTAAAGGCCGCTTTTTCTAGCTTTGTCTGTGCGTTATATAACCTTAAACGCCGAACACAGTCAGAGCGATGCGCACACGGAAACGAGCCAACTTAAGCGTACCGGAAGCCACTGCGATCCGCAGCTTGTCAGCTGCAGAGTAGTACTTGGTACCGGTTGTATAAACAACCGAGTTGAGTTCCGTGTTGGTATTGCTACCAGTAGCGAAACTGGTGGCGGAACCCGTGTCACCGATGTTGATGGTGGAAGTACCACCTTCGAGGACATCAGGGGTTGTAGCGCTGGTTTCCAGCAGGACCTGCACGTACTCAACGACGGAGTTTGCAGGGATATCTAGTACTTCGAAGATATCGCCATTGGCGCCGTAGCCGTTGGTTGCGTTGCAGATGGATGGACCGTCATAGGTAATTTCGACGAGCTCGCGGCCGCCAATGGCGGCGTCGCCGCGCCAACCTACGCACGTTGTGCGCAAATCGCGGCCGGCGATATTGGTAGTTACAGTTGCCATGATCTATTTCCTTTTCAATCAGATGAGTTTGATCAGACCCCCCGGAGGGGGTCTAGCCACGATTACGCGCGAACGTACAAGCGAGCCAGCGCTTCGCCCTTCACGACCTTGTAACCATACACTTGCAGGCCACGAACGATGGAACCGAAGGTGGACTCAGCACGCAGCGATTCCATGTTGGTCATCTGCGAAGCGAAGGTCAGGCCCATTTTATGGCCAGCCAGTACGCTGAAGCAGGTGTTACCACCATCAGATACGCGGTTGAGGTTATGGCTTACGTACAGCGTGAAGCGGTCGATCATGCCCAAACGGCCGTTACGAGCGATGGATACGCTATCACCAGTCAGCGCTGCGTCCTTAAGATCAGACTTCTTGATCAGGCCAGCCATCCAAGCGGGGATAATCATCCAGCGATCGCCTTCAGGGCAATTGGCTTCATCCAGCACGGTGCCAGCGTCGATGATTGCATCGATGACGTTGGTTTTGGTGATCTGGAGTGCTGCACCGGTTGCGCCCAAGTCGATGTTTTGGGAGATACGACCAGCGGTAGCGCCAGTGTTGGTCGATGCGATGCCAGTGATCACACCGGTCAGGACCTTGGTGTCGATCTTGAGCTTCATCTGCTCGGAAGCGTCACGGGTCCATGCGTCCATCAGATTTACGTCTGATTGAACACGGTCCACGTCATCTTCAACGGCAGCGAAGTAATCGCCTTGGTCGATGTTCAGCGTGAGCTTTGGCGAGTCAGGGCGCTCAACTTGCAGTTGCATACCCTTCTGGTAATCACGTACGGTGATTTGCGGCGTGGTGCGGATAAACACCTTGTCGCCCATCGCGGTGATTTCGCCTTCATAATCGGTGTTGGAAATAGCGGCCAACACGGTTGCATCGTAGAAATTTACGATAAGTTTGGAAGCCCAAATTTCTGGGATGAAGTTGCCGGTGTAGTTAGCACCGCCCCCTACGACTGGAAATGCCATGTTATTTTCTCCTTAGTTGCGGATTATGCGGCCGCGGGGCGTATTCGCCCGTCGCGGCCCGCAGCAAAAATGTCCCGTTCAAGCTCCGCCCGCTCTGCGTCACGGCCTTTGTAGACCCCGTTACGGACATCAGCGTAGAAACGCCTGACTTCCTCTGGGGACCACGTTTTCTTCTGGTTATCAGTAGGCGCCGGTGCAGACAGACTGCGCCCCGGTGCCACCTGCTTTTCCAGTTCCGATTGCGCGGCATTGGGGTTTGCTCGATGTTGCGTTTCGGTTCCACCAGTCAGCGTACCTTTCCAGCTGTGAAGAATCGTGGCTGCACGGCGTGCGTCATAGTTATCCTGCGCATCGGCAAGATAAGTCTGGCGGGTAATTCCAGTCATCGGGTCGGCTTCAAGCAACCAGTTAAGAAAGCGTTGGTCTGCGTTGACCTGCTCCCAATCTGGCACCATCTGCGACAACTGCTGGAAAAACCGCTCTTTCGCACTGAGCGTCTGGTTCTGGGCAATGACCGGGACTACCCCGTTAAGCTGCCGCATTTGCTCTGAGAGCTGGGCGACCTGCTTACGAAGTGCCGCGTTTTCCTCGTCGACTACGTCTTGCGCTGCGCGCTCGACCATTCCAACTAGGTCGCTGCCGTAGGCTTCGCGTTCTGCATCACTGATACGACGTTGCGTAGCTCGCGCCGGCTGGGCCGGTTGTTGCTGCATTGCCGCCATGGATGCTATCAACTGCTCCATTTGTACCAGACGGTTCCTAAGCTCTTGCTCGCGCGCATACGCTGCCCTGAGCTGGCCGTCCAGCGATTTCCATCGCTGTTTATAGGTAGTGCTGTTCTCATCGTCCATCTCGCTCGGGATTGCTTGCGGGGCGGGCGACTGCTTGCTGATATCAGGGCTAGGTTCAGCGGGCTGTCCTTGCGTTACTGAAGTGGGCTCAGCGGGTGGTTCCGGTTCCTGTTGCTGGCTTGCTTCATGTGCTGCGATGATCTTGCCTGCTGCTTCGACTTGCTTCTGTATCTGCTCTGGTAGTTTCATTTTTTACTGCTCCTTGCCTTTCTGACTAAGGATTGCGGGGGTCAAAGAGTTCCTGCATTTCTGTCAGGACTTGGGCGCGACCCTGCAAAACGCCCACTGGGGTAATACTTCCAGTTGCCATGGGCAACTTTTCCAACTCGGACATCCGCCATTCGGTCAGTACCTCGAATGCGCGAGGATACTGCCGGCCGATTTCCTTAAACATCCTCAATTCATCGGCTGTAAGCCGGGGTTTTGCCATTACCCGTTACCGTTCAGCACCACAAAATTGATCACACTCGCGCTGGTGTCTGCTGTAGAAGCGTGCAGATTGGTCAGCGTAATCGAGAAGCTACCTGCGGCTACGGCGGATACGAATGCCAGTGACAAGCCGGTAGCGGAAGCGGTTTGGAGGCTCAACGGGATCACGGAACCCGCCTTGACCTTGCTGTTGGTCACGATGAACGTGGCCTCGGCGCCTGCGGCTAAGCTGGTCGCGTCGGTGGTAATGGTGCCAGCAATATCATTGATGGTGACGCCGGTGGTCCGGCTCGTGATCTGAGTCACAGCGCTGGTGGTTTCTGGCGTAAGCGCGCGATAGGTAAGCGCGTTAATGCTGAGTTCTTCGTGCCGCATGGTGATTCCCCCTCATATGGTCAGCAAACTGCTGGAATACGTGCTTTGTACTACCTGTCTGTACGGTTGTCAACAGTCCGCTGCTAATTTCCAGAAACAGGCGAGAAGTAAACGGTCGCGGTATGCGTAGCTGCGGCAACTGTGGCCACATAGCCCGCCTTGCCTTTGTCCAGCGTCACGGTAGTGCCGAACGGCACTGGGAAGTCGGTCGTCGCCGCTTCTGCATCGCTGTTGCCGAACTTGATGTACGCGGTATTCGGCCCGGAGTTATGCACGCGGACCAGCGGTACCTTGGCATTGATCGCGGTTGCGGCGGTTGTATCGGTGACCTCCACGGTGACGGTGGCCCCCATTATGGTTTGTACGCTCATGTTTCCCCCTATGCGGCCATGCCGCTTTGTTGGTTACTTACTGTGTTTGCGTCACGACCGCCCATCGGCGCCCCGCCCGGATGGGTCGGTGTGGGCGCGCTGGGCTGTTGCCCGGTTGATCCTGCGGGTGCTCCCGCCATGGGCTGAGGCTGCATGGCGGCCAGCTTGTCGGCCATCTCCAGCTTCTCGCGCGACGGGACGATCTCATCGACAGGCATCGACAGCCCCTTGGCCACTTCGCGCAGGATTGCGGCGCGGCCGGGTTTGCCGATGATCTCGGCGTCGATCGGGTTGGCGGTTGCCTGCAGGAACTCGATGCGGCGGACGTTGAGTTGTTCGCGGTTGGCGAGGTTGACGGCGCCCTTGGCCACGATGACGGCATCGCCCTTGATAGCGGGGTCGTCCACGTAGCGCATGTTCCAGTTGTACTGGGCGGTGACAATCGGCTCGATCACGTCGTTGTCGATCGCCATGACTACTTGGCGGATACCCTTGCCGGCAGAGCCCATCAGCATCGATAGTCCGCTGGCGGTACGGCCTGCGCCGCCTACCTGCATGTCACCGTAGACGTAGGCCGGAATACCGGACTGGTCATCGGCCAACTTGGAAAAGTGCTGGTAGACCTGCATGAGCTCCATGGCGTTGGAGTTGGGCTGGTTGAAGTGGACAGCCGGATGGCCCGAACCCAGCGGGTCGGACAGCGTCTGCCATATCTTCCATGGATACATCTGGGTCACGTCCTCACCGTCAGCCAAGCGGTCGACGTTGATCTCGACCTGCGGCCCGGAGGCTAGCCCCATGTTGTTGTTCAGCGCGCGAGCGGCGCTGTTACACATATTCTGAATATCCTCGATGATCTCGGGGATGGCGCTGCCGACCAGACTGCCGGGACGCCGGATAAACGACGTGCAGCGGTACGGTTTCTGCCCTAGCGGGTCGTAATTGAGGGTGGCCTTGATAACCCAGCGGCCGATAAGCCACGCATTGACGTCATACTCGCGCGCGGGATCAGGTACTTCTTCCTCGGTCATGCCCCATTCACGCAGCATCTTGCCGGAGATTTTGCCCCAGAACTCGAGCGCGTCGACCACCTCGGTCGGGCGCATCCAGATATTGTGCTTCTGTTCCAGCACGGACTTGCTCATTTCCGCCGACCACAGCCAGTTGGCCGTGCCGCCGTTGGGCATTTCCTCGAGTACGGCGCGGATCGCGGCGTCGTCATAGCCGGGCAAACCTAGCAAATCTGATAGGTCGCTGCTGGTAAGGCGGTGGTGTTCGAACAGGTAGCCCTCTTCCAGCTTCGTGATACCGGGTTCCCAGTACATGCGGTAGGGGTCTACGCGAGCGTAGGTAGGTGCTAGCGTCTCGTCGACCTGCGGACTATGCTGGCCGTCGGCGCTCTTCTTCCACTTGAGTTGTTTCTTGCGCTTGATGACCGGACCCTTGACCCACGCCAGCGGGTAAGTGGTCAGGTCCGACAGGAAGTCGTCGAACGCCTCGATCAGCCCACCTTCGATGAACTGGTCGCGTATCTTGTGCTTCATGGCATCACAGCGGTTCTGCGCCTGTTCCAGTAGCTGGAAGCGCAGGTCCTGCTGGGATGCTTCTTTGAGTTCTTCCATGAGCATGGGGTCGGGTGCCGTACCCAGCTGCTGGATGGTGTTGATGACCTTTTCTGCGAAAACCTCGTGCAGCTTGGCTGCGTACTCGGGTGGCAGGTCAGGTATGGGGGTGGGCTGGATGTCGAAGGGCGGTTCGCCCGTATCCAGCATGAT